TTCGTGAATAAGATGCGGTAGTACTTAAACTTGAAGTCTTTGCGTTATTTGCCCAACTTGCAGTTCCCGCCAAAGATGCTGTAATCAAACTTGCTGTGATGTCTCCATGAACATGCAAACGGGCGGCCGGAGTAATGCTCGCCGATAATCCCATTCCAAAGTATCCGGTGGTTCCATCAATTTGCATTTGTGCAACAATGGTGGACGGATCACCCGTGCCAATGAGAAGTTTATTCGCCGTTGAGAATCCCCAGTTGTTATCCGTGGCAGCAAAGTAAAAGTCACCACCACCAGCATCACCATTCGTTAGACGAAGGGTAGCATTGTAATAGGTAACGTCAGTTCCCCCGATGTGAAGACGTGCATTGACTGGGTTCGCCACGCCGATACCAATCAGACCGGATGATTTGATTTGAAGATGTGGTCCGGCAACAGACCCGCTCAGAGCAACGCCTGTTCTAAATCCAATGTCTTGACTGCTTCCGCTTGGAGAAAAATTCAATCCATTTACGATACCAAATGCCGGTGTTGCCGCACGGGAAATATACATGTGACCCGTTTCATTGCCAATGCCCAATCCAACCGTAATTGCAGCATAGGCGTTCGCACTTGCCGGGTCCAGATTTCTAACAATGAGTTGTGTTGGAATAGAATCGGTTCTATTTCCATACACTGTTACAACCGAGCGAGAAAGCGAGTTTGTCGTCGGTTCCAAAATTTGCAATCGTGATGCGTCCGGTGTTATCGTGCCAATACCAACCGACTTGAGAGTATGATATGGATTTCCGCCCGCCGAGGCTGACCACGGATAAGATGACGTTGCTGCCAACGTCGAAGTTATTGATGCTGACGCAAACGATGCTGACACCGCAACATCAGTTGCGGTTGTAGGTGCCCATGATGCACTAAATGCAAACGAAGAGGTTCTGGCATTAGATGCTGATAAAGCATATGATGCACTCACCGAATATGAAGCGGTGTATGCAAGCGAAGCAGTTTCGGCGGTTGAAGCGGTGTATGCAAGCGAAGCAGTTTCGGCATTCGTTACAACACCACTTACAGGAGCATATGATGCGGACACTGCTTGCTGTGCCAAAGTAGCAAATGATGAACTTATGGATGACGACGCCCAAGATGCACTTACTGCTACCAACGAACTAGATGCATAAATTGATTGTGTTGCCCACAATGATTGAGTCGCAAATCTGGACTGAGTTGAAAACAACGATTGAGTTGAAAACAACGATTGAGTTGCAAAAAGCGATTGAGTGGTCGCTCCACTATTAAGAACGAATGATGCAGTTGCGGAAAAACTGGATGATATGGATACTGATGAACTTAATGCGTAAGATGCGCTCAAAGAAAACGATGAACTCTCAACACTTCCGATCAATACACTAGCAGTTCCGGCATAATCTGCCCACGACGCCGAAATTGCGTAAGATGCACTTATTGATGGAGCTGATGGAGCGTAAGATGCGCTGATTGCTACCGATGCGGTTGCAACATAGGATGCGCTAACTGATTGTGTAGCGAAAAGTGACTGAGTAGCAAATCTGGATTGAGTGCTAAAAAGTGATTGAGTGCTAAAAAGTGATTGAGTAGAGAAAAATGATTGTGTTGAAAATGATGATGTTCCAAACACATTAGAAATCCAAGCATTTTTCCATTGTAATGACGCCGTGCCAATAGAATGGGTAAGATTGGATGACGGAAGCAAGTTTCCATTAACTGTTACTGCCTTTTGGAAAGTAATTGCAGTAATTGCAGACCCCGAACGAGTTACTGTCAACCATGATTGAAATAGGGAAAAGTCATCGTTAACAGCGGCAAATTCAAGTGCATTTGTTTGGTCTGCATAATTCAACCAGTACTTTGCATTCAGTCCACCGGCATCATTATAAAATCCCTGTGCTGCCCAAGTGTTTGGGTTTCCATCACGACCAATATAAAGAACCCTCTCCATCGGGGGAGCAGTGTGAGTGTCGGCATAGACGTTTATAGTTCCCCCGTTTGTAACAGATATCTTTGACGCCGACATGTGATTTCCCTGACTAAAGAATGGAACCTTGGTCGGAGTATCTGGGTCTAGGGAAAGAAGTCCCAAACTAGAAGTGTATGCAACAGAACCCGTTCCACCACCACTCCCCCCATTCATAGCAAAAGCGGCAGTCAACGCAAAAGAAGCGGTCCCCGTCAACATGGATGCGGTTATGACGGATGAGCTGATTCTGGTGACAGTTAGCAACAATTCGGATGGGTTGTATTTGATTGACGCAGTATCTATGTAAAGCTGTTGACTTCCTGTGTTTTTTACGTAAGTCACATACATGTCAACATTTGACCCCGTATAATCAATCAAGACTACAGATGCACTTAAAGAGTTGGTTGCAAATAAACTCTGTGTAGCAAATAGAGATTGTGTTGAAAATGCCGAGGATGATGCAAACAGTGAATTGGTTGCAAATAGAGATTGCGTCGAATAGATGGACTGCGTGGCGTTAAGCGACTGCGTAGCGTAAAGTGATTGCGTCGAATACAAACTCTGTGTAGCAAATAGAGATTGTGTTGAAAATGCCGAAGATGACGCAAACAACGAATTCGTAGAAAATAGACTCTGGGTGCTATAATGAGACTGTGTTGCAAACAGAGAGTTCGTTGCGAATAATGATTGTGTGGCGAATAATGAGTTAGTGGCGAACAGAGATTGAGTAGAAAACAATGACTGCGTGGCAAACCGTGATTGGGTAGCAAACAGAGATTGGGTAGAATACGCTCCCGACCCCGTGCCGCCGCCGGAACCAATTCCATATTTCGCTGCCCATATAGAAATTTTGTCGGCAGTAAATTCACCGCTGGCAGAGTGGTAAAATATCAGATCAGATCCAGAGACGTTTATCTGTTCGTAATAGGTATTGGCTGCATTACGTTGGGTGAATGCAGATTCTAACTTGTTTGGTGTGTCGTTAAACGCCATAGGTCTCAGACATAAATATGGTCTGCTCCCCGGTTTTGGAAGGTGTAACCACTTTTATAATTAGCATCATCACTTATGCAAGTGAACCAGAGGCGGGTATTCTTGTGCTCCCACCGTCGTTGGTAACAATGTCTGTATTCAACGATGTTGGCGGGGCAGGAATGACAACATCCTTCTGAAGATTTGGATAGTTCTTGTTTCTCCATTTCTCTCGGTTCTTATCCATCTGTGCTAAATTGAAATCTGTTGCCACTACTTCCATGCCCATGACCAGTTTTTTAGGCGTGAAGAACTTGTTGGTTGTCATCTGATGCTTTTCCAACTTGGTAAGCGTATCAGGAAGAATGTATCCATGAACCGTCAGGTCAAACTCCGTCTTGACAACACGGTCTTGGTCTGCCTGTAGTTCAACCGTATGAGCATACGATTCGGCACGGACACGAAATCTAAGTCCCTTGGTGCTTCCCCAATAGTCATTGGTATTGAATCTAATCTTCTCAACTATTGGATTCATCTGTTCAATCAACTCTGTCCAGATTATGCAGTGATAAGTCAGCAACATGTGACTTGGCACAACTACATTGTACACTTCATTGGTTGGAACATTTTTTCCGACCAAAGCGGCAAAGCGGGTGTATTGGTTCTTTGGAGAATACAACTTCATCACCTGTGTATTCAAATAGCGATTGAAAAAGCGAAGGGTGTCATCATCTGCTGAATCGGTGCGCTTGATAATCATCGCTGGGAGAATCAATTTTCCCTGTTGGTCTCGGATGTATCCATCTCGGGTAGCAGAAACCCAACGCTCGGGCGAACCATAGAAGATTGGAACTTCAATCTGTTTGCCAGCGTCCGTAACTTGAATCTGAAACTGTTTCAACTGAAGAAGGATTGCTTCATCAATGTCATACAGAGTGATGGTAAAATCTTTCTGAGTGTCAGTATCTCTACGAACATGGGCAGAGCGATTGTCGGCGATAATCTTCTCTGAGCGGGCGATTGGTTCTTGAATATCGTTTGGAGCTGGATTTTTTGGATTACCCTTCCAACTACCTCGTGAGCGCACGTCTTCCCACGGAAGGGTATCATCCCACAATCCATCGTCAGACCACGATCCAAGACTTGGCAGTGAAGTAGGCATATTCTATCGTTTAGAATGATTCGGTCAACCAGTCGATTATCAATCCGTTCAAAATGTGAACTTCATTGTTGACGTTGACGGTTGCGCTTCCAGAGGCTCCAGAAGCAAACGAGCGTGTACCAGTCAATCCAATTGTTGGCGCAACTTCGGCATACAATGCATATGATGCACTTCCTTGCAATGAACCAGTTACACCCGACAAGGCATGAATACTTTCAGATACATACAATCCGTTATTGAAAATTCCATCGCCATCAAAATAGACACGAAATCCAGCACCAATCTGAATTCCAGATCCCGAATCAGTTGCAATACCCCATTGGTCAATAACTGGTTGTGTTCCGACGTTTAGACTTCCCGTGGTTAGAAGTCCCGATATAATTGGAACCGTTACGATGGCAGCGACCAATGCATAAGATGCGCTGAGTGATGCGGAGGCCCATGATGCTGACACTTGAACTGTCTGTGGATAAAGGTTTGCAACATACGACGCTGTGAAAGCCATAGATGCGGTTCCGGCAACAGATGCCGAAGCATATACACCCGGGATAAAAGTCATGTTTCTCCAATATGAAGACGACAATCCTCGTGACGGTGCGTGCCCAATATTGTTATCAACAAGACTGGTAAGAAGACTCCCAAAATAGTGGGTTATGTCACCTTCACCATAGGTATAACTGCCCGTCCAGTCAGCAATCGAATTCAATTTGCTTCGGACAATTAGTCCCGTCTCCGAGTTAGAAAATGTTTGTGTTCTTGCCATAAATTAGGTTTGTCTTATCACCATGTCCACTTTACTGAGGCGTGTGTAGTGAGTGTTGACTATTATACTCAGCGATTTGTCGGGAATTCCCCCCAAAAACTGTTCCTGAACAACATCATCAATTTCATGATAACGTTCGTTAAACAACACCAAATCCCCCGTTTGAGGGAAGAAGTTAATTGCTTGCAAATCCTTTTCCATGAATTTATATGCAACGTTTTGTTTGCGGTCTGGACCAAAGTCTTCAGCGTCAGTAGTAATGTCAGCACGATCAACAAGACATATAATATCAATACCGGGATAGTATTGTTTACCTTCGGCAGATTTGCTTTCACCATAAATGTTTGATTTTGTTACGTCGGCACACATCTTAAAGATGGTGACTTCGGTTTGAATCACATCACCCAACAGCTCGTCGTTAATACCGTTAACGAACGATATGTCTCTTTCTGAAAAATATCTGCCGGGTAGTGACATCTTATTCTCCCTCGTGCAGTTGAATGAGCTCAGATGCTAAACGTTGAATTTCAGATTTGGTTTTACTTTCCATGTCAAACCCAAGTCCCTTACACAGTTTCAAAATTTCTTTTCCGATTTGAACTTCACGCTTCTCATCCGTGGCAGTTTCTCCAGAATCGGATTGTGACTCCTTCTTGACAAATTGTTTGTTACCTTCATCATCCTCATACCCAAACTCTTCTGCCAATTGTTTTGCTTCACGCAAGGCACAGCGGGCGGCAACGGTAACATCCTTGATGTATCCAAGACCCACATTTTGAAGACGCTTGTAGGAGATTTCTCCACCACCGTTGATGAAGACCTTCTTCAGACCTTCACGAACCTGTTCGGTTCCCTGTGGTCTATCAGCAGTGACTTCCATACCTTCGGTCAACAATCTGAATTGATTGCCGCCGACGTTACCAAATAGTTTCTTTTTTTCGCTCATATGTTGTTATCCTATGTAAATTACCATTGGCACACGTTTCAATGACTCTTGCAATTGCTCTGCCATTTGTGCCTGTTTTTCCATTTGATTGAACTTGCCAGCTGCTTCAAGCATCTCTTTCAAGTTATCCATCAAACGTTCTTTTTCCTGTTGCGCTTCCGAACGCAACTCGGCACCATCAAGAGTGATTTCACCACCCGGAATTGGTATTGTCTGATGCTTCTGACGAATTGCTCCGAGAATTTCTTTACAATTCGCCAAGAAATAGTTACGAATCCACTGTCTTCCCGGGTCGTTAATGTCGGTATAGGCATGGTTCTTATAAGGAACGTTGGAAAAATCTGAGACGACCTTTGAACCTGATACAGACAAAGAACCACTTTCAAACACCGTGTTGTCATTGGTGTATTCCAACCATACTTTGTATCCATAGGTTGGAATTGGGAATAGTGTAAGCTTGTTGTTGATGAGTTGAAACGAGTATGCACTTTTACGCACCATGTCGTTAAACTCAATTGCTTGCATACGAAGCAAATCTTCAAAAATTGGCGTCATCAAAAACTGAACAGCAGGAGAATATGCTCCGAATCCCATTTCCTGAAGGACGTTGGAATAACTCATTCCTGTCATTGAAAACGGGTCGTAGATACGGGCAGATGCCGGTGGACGGTCATGAAATACACGACGAACCGTAATGCGGGCGCAACTTTCTGATGCATTTCCAAGCAACTCTTGGACATCATACACTTGAACTCCCGGCTGAACCTGAATGTAGTTTTTCTTCCAATCTACATTTCCACCTGTTCCTGCTTCAGTTCCATAGTCTCGGGCAAGTGAAGTCAAGAATGGCAATCCAGTTCCAGTTACCGCACGGGTCTGAAGATCTCCCATTGAGTCAATACGTTGCCCCTGAAGAGCAAACATGTTGTTAATCATGTTATACTCGTTGACTTTTCCATTGTAAATGCCCACTGCTTCTTCAAATGCAGTGTAGAATTGAATATCAATCATTTCAATGGCAACCGATGGATATCCCAAACGACGAGCTGCCCAAATCATTGCATTGTAGCAATCAACTTGGAATGCGGGGTCTCCGTCATAGGTATGGAAAGCCGTATTACCGGGTACTGGAGAACCGCTGCCGGGGAATCGGATTATCGCTTGATTTGAAATTGCCATATAAAAAGATTGGTCGTCTGGATCATCTCTTCCCTATAAATATGCGAATGAAGGCTCAAATCAGAGATATTTATTTACGTCCATTGCCCTGCACACTCAGGGTTACGCAGCATTATGTCAACCACTCTTGATTATCGAACTTTTTTTCGTGAAGGCGAAGAATCCCAACGCACGTATTGGGGCGATAAAGCTGCTGGATGTGTTTTTGTTGCCAAAGATACAGGAAGAATCCTCCTTGCTCATCGCAGCGACGAGGTTGACTTTGAACCTCACACTTGGGGAACTTGGGGCGGGAAGATCGACATGGACGAGACGCTCAAACAAGCCGTAGAGCGTGAGGTTGCCGAAGAAACGGGGATAGACACTGCTTTCAAAATTTCTCCACTCTACGTTTATCGAGATGGGTCGTTTGAATACCACAATTTTTTGGTAGCAATTCCATTTGAATTTACCCCCCAACTGAACTGGGAGAATGACGATTCCAAGTGGGTTGAGTATGGCGAATGGCCAAAACCACTCCATTTCGGAATGGAAGCACTGATTCAGCACGCAGGTCATAAAATAAAGAAAGTGGTTGACTTGATTAAGAAAAAGCAGGATAATATGCTTGAATCTATGGACACCCCCAATCAATCCCCACCGGCAATCGTCCGTCACGTATATGAACCAGCTAAGACGAATGTCGTTGATTCTAAGAAACTTGCAGATGCATATGTCGTGATTGCAACCCTTTGGGGAGAAGCCCGGGGCGAGGGTGAAATCGGTATGCACGCCGTTTTGAACGTTTTGATGAACCGATCTAAGGGCGATTTTGGCAAAGTTCATGACCTTTGCCTCAAACCAAAACAATTTTCCATATGGAATAACGTTAAAGACCCCGGAGAGTCCGCTCTAAATCTTGCCAAGGTGCAGCGTGAGGGCGGAAAGGGGGTTGTGGACGGTCCATCCTATAAAAAGGCAATGGAACTCGTTGACACGGCAATGAAGGGGCAATTGACAGACATTACGGGTGGAGCGACCTATTACTTCAATCCAAAAAAGGCATCTCCGTCATGGGCAAAGGCAATGACAAAAACCAAGTCCATTGGCAATCATGATTTTTACAAACCCATCGCCCGCTTGAAAAAATCGCAACAGGTCAAGGAAGATTTGAACAATTTCAACCTTTCTAAGCAGGGACTTGTGGATGATGGCATTTATGGATATGAACTGACATCTTCTCATTCATATCTGAGATATGGATATGACCCAATCCAACGATTATTCTTTCTCTACAACGTCGGAACCCCAAATGAAGCAGATAAGAATAAAGGATATGCCAAAGCACTTTTGGAACACTTCTTTCAGATAATCAAGCAATCACGGGGGTCGCTGGACACCGGACCTTTTACTACTTCTGGGAATGCCTACATCAAACATGTAATAGAGCGACTTGCACAGCAATACGGAGTACGATTGATATGATAAGCTTGATGAAATTAGTAGAAGGGAAATATGACTATGGGTGTGTCATGGCTCATATTCACGAAGAAGCGGCCCGCAAAGTCCTAGACTTCAATTACAAGACCATCAGCGAAGACCTAATTTACAAAGAAGGTAACGAGTTTGGAAGAGAACAAGAACCACACATCACGGTCAAGTATGGACTGGTCAATGGATATACCGAGGAGCAGATGCGGCATTTGCTTAGACAAGTTACTCCGTTTGATGTTGAACTCAAGAGTGTTAGTATTTTTGAAAATGACAAGTTTGATGTTGTTAAGTTTGATGTAGATGGTAAAGAACTCCGTGCTCTTAACGAAATGTTCAGCATGTTGCCTAACCACGATGAACATCCAATTTATCATCCACATATGACTCTTGCGTATTTGAAAAAAGGAAGTGGTCATAGGTTCATCAGAAGTCCGAAAAAATCCGCACGGGTTAGAGTTGAGGCGATTGTTTATTCAAATCGTGGAGAAAAATCGTATTACAAACTTGGATAATATGATTAAACTTCGTGACTTACTGAAGGAGAACACCTATAAAGAGTATCCAGTCGCAGGTGATGTTGTGGACGGACGAAGTGTATTGGACAATATTGACAACACATCATCTATTGCGGCGTCCTTGTATCGCTATAAGGTATTAGACGGAATACGTGAGGTTCCGATGTCGGATTTTGAGGTTTCGGGGAAACATTATAGCGTTCAAGGAACAAACCGAATCCAACAGTTGGCACGAGAAATTTCGGAGAGCAAGACCATAGCACCATTGATTGTCGTAGTTGATAAAAAGGGTTCTTATGTATTGGAAGGAGCAACCAGACTGAGTGCGCTCAAAGTAATTGGGGCAAAATCTTTCCCTGCGTTGGTCGTCATAGATTATGATTAAGCTAAGGTCATTGCTCAAAGAATCAGGACATGCCAAAGAAATGCCATCACCGGCATTGAAGGATTGGTTATTGTCCAATCGGGTCGGTTCTATTTCAGAATGGCTTTATCACGGCACTCCTTATGATGGATTGAAGTCAATGTTGACAGAAGGAATTTGGGGTACGGAACATGGTGAAGTAGCAGAATACGATGCTTTTAGTACTTCTTTGAACTCCGAAGTGATTGCTATGTTTTCTGAGGGAGATGGAGAGACTGGGATTCAGTTCAAGGTAAAAGACGCCAAGGTGGTTGTATTGGATGAGATATTGACTTATCTTGTCACACAGTTGCCGGGGTCGGGTATGTCTGCCGAGATTGAGGACGAAGAGGCGTTTGCAAAGTTCTGCGAGACATTCAAAATCCCTACAGGAAATTGGAAGCACACTCCATATCTTCCATATGGATACTTGAGTTCCCTTGGTGTTGATGCCTTTGTGTATGATTATACTTGGAAACGCTTGCAGAGTGGTCATACAATGAGGATAAGAGACGAACATGAAATTTGCTTCATTGGGAATGGCATCCAAAAATTGAATGGGTGGATTGAAACTATCTACGTTGATGGAGATGAATTTGGACCAGAGGAAAAAGAAATGGCCTTGAGAGCGATTGCAGAGAAGATATGATTAAGTTGGCAAAACTCCTAGAAACGACAATGCATACCCGTAGAGGGTCGGCAATCCGTCGCTATAAGAATCTTGTTGGAAAACAAGTTGGGAGTTCTTTGTACGTTCACAAGTTTTATGCCGATGAAGTCATTCCAAAAGAAATTCTTCAAAGAGCGGAAGAGATTTTAACTCGCTCCAATCCTGACTTCAAATATAATACGTTGATGTGGGATTCCAAGACCAACAACGTTCGTTTTGATGAATCTCCTGATTTTGATACTACCCGTGAACCACACGTTGGGGAATACATCGTAGTATCACCAAATGGAGAACGCCCTCCCCGCATAGGCGTATCCAACAGTATTTGGCATCACAAGTGGTTGTGGGTCAAGGATGACTACAATGGATTTGACGTTGACAAATCCAAAGAATGGAGTAGAGTATGGATTGGTAAATTGACTGAACCGGCGAAGGGCACAGATTTTTCGTGGAAGTCGCAGTTGAGAAATGTTGGATTGACGGAGAACATAGCTAAAGGTGAGGATGTCGTATTTGGTGGAATAAAATGGCCTGATATTGTCATTGCTCATGTTGGCGACCCGGCACAACCCGCCACATATGGTCATACCCCAAATATGGGTAGAACCAGATGGGTTTATTATCAGAAGGGCGGGTCTGTGTTTTGGCACGATCACATTCCAGACAAAGATTATCAACATGCGGTGGAAGAGTATTTGAGCAAATTGGGATATGTTGTATCCGCTCATCGTCCGATGTCTGATTACTACAAAAATATCAAAGAAAATACGTTACTTATGGAAGCAAGTCAAGATGAAGCAGCATTGGATTTTCTGAAGAAAATGGTTCGCAAAGGACCGTTCAAAGGCAAGGTGTATCTTGCTGGTGGGGCAGTCCGTGACATGGAGATGGGACAAATTCCCAAAGACCTTGATGTTGTTGTCACCGATAACGGCAAAGAAGGTGGAATGAAATTCGCCATTTGGCTGGCCCAACAAATGGGCAACTACAAAGAAGGGTCAAACCCCGTTCTCTTTCCCACCTTCGGCACAGCAAAGGTTGTGTTGACGGGCAATCACAATGGAGTTGTGTTGGATGGGTTTGATGTTGAGGCAGTATTTGCCCGCAAAGAGGTTTACACTCCCGGCTCCCGTAAACCCGAAGTATTTCCCGGCACAATTGAGGACGATGCCTACCGCCGTGATTTCACGACCAACAGTCTCATGATGAATCTGACGACAGATGAAATCTTGGACATCACGGGGCGGGGTAAGACGGACATTAAGGCGGGACTTATTCGCACAACAAGTCCTCCTGACGAAATTTTCGGGCAGGATGCCCTACGTATGTTCCGTGCTATCCGTTTTGCCACGAAATACAATTGGCAGATTGACCCCGAGACATGGGAAGGCATCAAGAAGAACTTGAACAATCTCAGCAACACTTCTATGGAACGTGTGCGTGATGAATTGGACAAAATCCTTGTGACCAAAGACCCAACTCGTGGCATTCGCCTGCTCCGTGATGTTGGGTTGCTATCTCATGTTTCCCCAGAACTGCAACGAGCAGTTGGTATGCTTCAGAATAAGCATCACAAGCACGATGTATTTGACCACACAATGGAAGTGCTCAAAAATACAAAGCCCGAACTCATTCAGCGTTTGATGGCACTTTTTCATGACATTGGCAAGGTTGTTACCCGTGAGGAAACCCCAACGGGAGTGCATTTTATTGGACATGAAGATGTGGGTGAAGAAATCGTGGACAGAACCATGCGTGCTTTGAAATATCCAGTTGAACTCATTGATGCTGTAAAGATTGGCGTCAAGTATCACATGCGCTTGAAGCACGGTAAGGACGACGCTACTATGTCGGACTCCACCCTGCGTAAGTTCAAAATTGCCCTTGGAGACCAACTTGAGAATGCGCTGGATGTTATTCATGCCGACAACATTGCTCATGCAGATGCTTCGGTAATGCCCAATCAAATTGAGAGGGTCCGTCAACGTCTCAAGACGCTTGATGTGCAAGTCAAGAAGCCAAACCTACCCATTAACGGAAATGACCTTATTGCTCTTGGCGTCAAGCCGGGACCGATCATGGCAAAACTGCTCGGTGCCGTCACAGATGCTTGGTATGAGAATCCGAACATCACCCGTGATGATGCACTTGCTATTGTGCGACCAATGATATGATTAAGCTCAAGGAAATCATGAACGAAGTTAGCGAGCCGTTTGAGGACGAAATAGATGACCTCGAAGGCAAGGACGCTATTGTTCAATTTCTTGTTGCCCAAGGTAAAGAACCCCAAGTCATTCAGTTGGGTAAGGATGAGTATGTCATCTATGATGACAAAATCATAGACCCAGAGTTCCCCCAAGTCCAAGAAAAGAGGGAGTGGTTATATGACCACAGTGCTTGGCGTCTTCGGGAAACCCTGAAAGACATGATTGAGGAAAGGTTCAACAAGAACTTTTGGGAAAGACCTGAAGTACTATATCATGGAACTCCGCTCGAAAACGTTGAGACTATTCAACAAGACGGGTTGAAAATGCAACATAAGAGTCGTGGTCTTTCCAACCGCAGCATTACACGGGCAGTATTTACAACCCAAAGTCCTGATTATGCTCAGTATCATTATGGTCCAGCGGTATTTGAAATCAATACCCCACAGATGAAGGTGGACGGATTCGTGCCTCAAGTTGTTAAAGAACCCAATCACACCGAGAGTGATGTTCTTAACTTCTTGGCCAAGAAGATTGGGGCATGGTCGGACGAACGAGATTTGGCACAGGCGGATTCCGAGGGCACAACCGATGATACTGTTATCATTTACGCCAATATCCCACCCAAATACCTGAAACTGCTGTAACTCAGGTCTTCTATTATTCTACATTCATATCCTCCGAAGAGATATTTATCTTTGGTGGAATATGATTGAACTGGCGTCCCTTATCAATGAATTGAGGGTAGTTGACCTTGCAAAAAACGAGGATGAGACTACCAAATACTTCCTGCTGTACAAGGACAAACTCTTCATTCTTGATGATAGCAGTCCCTTCCGAACCATCAATTCCCGCATAAAAAGGCATGTTTATCCACACCCCGGCATCAACAAAGATAAAGACTACAGATGGGGTCCGATGGCAACGGATGATCTGAATGATTTTCTCACTCGGATGGCAGAACTTGCGCCCGACGTTGTGGCAGGCGAATACTATCCCGACTCCCGATCCATTGTAGTATGGAATATGAGTGAGGTTCAGCCACGAACTTCTATCAATGTCAAGAAAATTGTCAAGCAACTTGGGGTTGATAATGTAACATTTCGTCATAGGGACGAACCCAAGACTGATGACAAAGAGATAGAATACCCTCCCGAAAAACTTTTGGGAGGCATTCCAGATGTCTTTTTTCATGGAACAAACAGCAATGCATTGAAAGACATTCTGAAGTTTGGTCTTGACCCCGGCAGAGGTCCATCCCGCTTTGCATCACGAAACATTTTCCATAACGATCATGTCTTTCTATCTGCAACCTTCCAAGAGGCACTTTACTACGCCTTCAATGCTCAGAGACAAGACAAAAGGCAATCGTGGAGCAACTTTCCTATAGTTATTGAGTTGGAGATACCCGACAAGGATTTGTTGTACCCTGATTATGATGCTGATGTGAGCACCACAAGTAAGCGATATTTTCCAAAATTCCAGTCGGACCCTATTACGAAGTCATCCATGAAATCTATGGGAATCTCTCGTGAAACGGGTAAATGGTCTTACAAAGGTAGAATTCCGGCGTCACATATTCGTTGGGTCTATTATTATAAACCTTTTCAACATGTGTGGAAGAAATCGAGACCCGAAACTTGGACAAAACTTTTGATGAATGCGGATTGGGAAATGATTGGTCACAGACTCGGACTGTTTTCGATGGACCAACTATAAAATAAGCGGGATTGCCCGCCAGAACGATATTTATAATATGCCTAGCAACTGTAGCTCAAGCATCTGTTATCTGTGGGGAACTGCCAACGTCCAGTGGAAAAATGCCAACTGGACGTGGAATGATTGCCAACTCGTAAGAGATATATGCGAAACATGGGGTTGCACGCCGTTTTTATGGAAGAATGCAAATTGGCGTTGGTCTGAGTGCTCGGGGTCAATACCGCCGATACCAGTTGTAAGTATAGGTAATCAGCCGGGTATTGATGCAACAACTTTGATTCAACCTTGGTTGGAAGAGCCGTGGAATCCGTATAGAACAGGTTCTTTGGACAGACAGAAACGTCTGGTAAAATTAGTTTGTAAAGTGAAAGGTCAAAGATACGAAGAAGAAAAAGAAATGAAAGATTTTAACGTATCTGTAGATGACATCAGAATGGTGGTTAAAGCGGTTGCTAACATCGATCTGGATTTAAGACTGGAGGAATAAATGCCATACAAATTATACACGGACAAGAATGAATCCTTTGAATGCGAAGTTTCTGTAAAGAATGCCTCGCTCAAGGGTTCGGTAGCACGCCTAGTAGTCGAATCTGCTGAAGGCGTCAACTTCGTGTTCAATGGCAAGATAGAGGGGGAGAAGTGTGTTGTTCCTATCCGAAGATTGAAAGGTCTTTTGGATGAAAATGCAAGAGGTAACATGTTTCTCGAAGTCATAGTTGAAGATACTTACTTCAAACCGTGGAATTCCGATTTTACAGTGGAAGAGCATACTTCCGTAAAAGTAAAAGTTAATGAGACAAAAACATCCAACAAACCAATCATTCAAGTTCGTGTTCCCGCCGCAAAAA